CATCGTGTCCACCACGTTAGCCGTCACCTTGTATCCTAGCTTGCGGAGAGCAGGAGCATCAAAGCCGATGGCGTTGTGACCACAGATGTTGTGCGCGGAGTTCAGAAGGTCCACCCCTTCTTGGAGATTCCCCTCCACAGAGTTGAACGAACGCATTTCCTCTGTGGCGGGGTCGAAGATGCTTATGCAATGGAAGTCCTTCAGCCCCCCAAGGGTAGGCCAATGGTCGATTGCGTTGGTCTCGATGTCGAATATCAATATCTTTTTCTTTTTCATAAATGCTTTTCTACTGTAAGGAAACACGGGGTAGAATCGCCTAGCCATGCTCCGATCTGGTTGTAGTCGAACCACTCCTCTGCCTCGTCTCTCTTCATTCCGTCAGCCTCAAGCCGCTGGAGAACCTTTTCCTTGTCGTAGCAAACGATTGCTGGTTGCCCGAATCGTTCCACCACGCCAACGATGCACGAGTCGTAGCCGTCCATGATAAGAAAGTCATTTTCTTCTAGATCAAACCCCGCAATATAGTGTTTCATTAGAGATCGGTAAAGGTATATTCGCTCATGCTCCCCGTGTCAACGTCGAAGTGCAAATTGCAAGCTATCCCGGTATCACCCGAGAAACGATTCTTCAATACACGCAACGCTGTAACGTGCTTCTGCTCTGCGTCCTGCTGGTTGCGCTCAAGCCCGATAACCATATCAGACAGTTGAGCAATAGAGGCTGACCCACGCAGATGGGCTAGGCTAGTGCTTGCTCCCTCTTCGTGACCACGCCCGTCGCTAGGACGCTTAAGGTGGCTGACAAGGATCAAGCCGATGCCTGTTTCCTCAACCAATGCCCTGAGCTTTGTCATTACATTGTCAATCATCCTGCGCTCATCTCCCTCTCCGTTCCCGCTAATGACGATAGAGATGTGGTCCAGCACAACATACTCAACATCCAATGAGCGAGCCATGTGATGAATGTGGGACAGCAAGCGGTCGGCATCCATACTCCCCCAGTGATCGTAAAGCCAGAACCTTCCGCTCCCTACTGTGGCTTCGTAGGCTTGGTCGAATTGTGCATTCTTTTTCAGCGCGGCAGGGTCAAGGTGCAACATCTTCCCCATCTCCAATCCCACGACACCCAGCGCGGTGCGCTCGACACTCTCTTCCAGTGCGATGTAACCTACGCTCTTATCGGTGGTCTTGAGTAAGTGGTGCGCGATGATCCGACACACCTGACTTTTACCTATACCGCTCCCCGCGCAGAAGGTAACGATCTCTCCACGGCGCAGCCCACGGGTCATCTGGGTGAGACCTTCAAATGGATACGGAACGCTCTCGGTGTTCTTGGGATTCAAGATGCGATCCTGAATATCCACGCCGCTGATAATAGCATCCGGTCTCCACGGTGTTGCCTGAAAGATAGCGTGGATGATGTCTTGACCGCGCCCCTGCATGATGCACTCGTTGGCATCCTTCATCGGGAGCCGCGCCACCTTAGCTTTCCCTTGCGGTAGTAGTGGAACGACTTTCTCAACCGCCTTCCGTCCCGGCTCGTCCTCATCAAACATAAGGATGACTTCATCCCATAGCTGTAACCATTCGTGGTTCCCTTTGAACACTTTGGCGGCACTCGTTGCTCCGGTTGGCAACGACACGACTGCCCATTTATTATCCTGCGCTTGCGACACACTAAGAGCATCTATCTCTCCCTCAGTAACCACTAGCTTGCGACCACCCATCGGGTGCAGGTGTTGACCGAAAAAGCGGTCGGATATATTGCCAACAATCTGGAACGCCTTCCCCTCAAAGCGGAGCTTCTGTCCCACCACCTGCTTATCGTCATCCCGGTAGTCAGCTATGTGACAGGCTCTACCGTTATGCTCACCTATGCGATACCCCATTCTCTTCGCGGTATCCAGCGTTATGCCTCTCGGAGCTATCGCCCTGTATTCCCCTTTCACAAGGGATGTCGTGTTCTTTTCAATTTTCATGTTCGTAATCGTGGGTGGTTCATTAACACCCGTTGCGCGAGTATAAGCCTCGCATGAATGACAGTAGGTGCTACCATCATCGTTCACAGTTTTCGCATCCGATGCGTCACAAGCCTCACACGGTTGATGTGTCGCTACGTAAGCCATTCCGTTGGTATCTTCATCTCAGACCAAATGAAACCATGACGATCACACCAATCAGCGTATGTCGTCCTGCTCCTCTTGTTGAGTTTGTTTCTTGCATTCATAAAAACGAAACGAATGTCTAGCTCAGGGTGCTGCTTCTGAATTAACAAATGCTTTCCCCGGTCGCTAGATAGGAACCGACCCTTAGCCTCAATCAACACCCCGTTGCTTATTACAAAATCAGGGGTGTAGTAGTGGGACTTGAGGTAGTCGATCCGCTTCGTTTCGTAGCCGAAAGGAACCCCCGACCTTTTCAGGTCGAGGGCTAAGACTCGCTCAAAATTAGAACGGAACTTCGGCATTGTCAGGAAGGGATTCGTCAAGGTTTTCGGAAACGTAACCGCCTTCGTGCGCGTCAAAGGAATACCCACCACCACCCGTGAACTCGACAAGCTCGATGACCTGTGCCGCTTTCAAGCGTAGCGTGTATCCAAAGCCGATGGCGGGAACGAACCATGCCACTGGCTCAACCATCAGACGGAGCTTAGATCCGCTACCGATGTTAGGTGGGCTGTTGATCTTCTTACCCTGACTGTCGAAGAGCGTGACGCTGAACGTCAACTGCCCCTTGCTTGTTTGTTTAACCGCCACCTGCTTGGCGTAAACCTCATGCTCACCATCAGAGTTGATGCGGAGCGGAGTGTTCTCGTTTCGTCGGAGCGAATCCTTCCCTGCCTCGGTGCAGAATCGCTTGTATTCCTGCTCAACCCAAGGGTTAAGGACATCGGCGTAAGCCTGATAATCTTCTTCGCTAAGAATTAGCTTGGTCGAATAGACACCGTTGTCGTCAAACTTGGTGTCAGGCTCCGTGAGGCGCGGGTAACGTGCGACTCCGATTGGTGTTGTTGCTGCTGCTTTACTCATTGTATTATTATTGTTGTTGTTGTTGTTGTTGTGGAGATTTAACTGAAAAAGTATTTTGAGTTTTTGACCTCCGATGGATCGAACTCTCCAAAATCAGGAAGAGGGAGTAGTTCAGTCCCGTCACTCTCCCACTGACTCTGAAGGTCAGCAAGGATATTCTGCGAAAACAAGTCAGCGAAGGAGTCTTTTATTGCTGCTGCCAGTAAATCTCCGTTGGTGCTATGCGTGGCGTAGCTGTCGTGGATGACGGCGAAGTCAGCGATGCCCCGGTGATACCCCTCGTTCACACTACGCACCAGCCCTGACGCATCAAGACTGTGGACGATGTTAGGGGACGCTCCGTTGCTTTGCTTGCGAGGGTCGATGTCATCCGTGTCGTCTCGGAAGCGAACAGCAGTCAACGACCCATGCAACCATGTCGATACTTTGCGACTCACCTGCTTGCGATAGTCCTGCGTGACCTTGAAGCCTGTCGGTGTCGTCCATGTCAGCGGCTTGTTCTGTGCCGCCTTCGCACTCGCAGCTTGCTGGAACCAGTCCATCACTTCCTTTGGCTTAGTCAGCAAGGAGCCGATAGAGTCCCACAAATGATTGCCCAGATACTTGACGGCTGGGTAGACTTTGCGCTTTCCAAAAATACAATCCACGCCGCGCTCCTCCTTGGTTGTGATATACCAGTCCTTCACGTAGTCCCTCGCGCTATAGGCTGTTAGTCCATACGGATAACACATCACAGGACGCTTCGACAGCTTCCTTGACAGACCAAACTCTAACCACTTCGCTGCAAACTCCTTGCCGTCCCTTGCGTCCTGCTCAATTTTTCGCTGCGTGTCTTCCGCGACGAGGCGATAGATGTCGGCAGGGGAATCAGTAGGTGCTACGTTCGTAGCCTCGCATCCCTCAGTGTCCCGCGCCAGCAGCGACAGGAGTTGAAGACCTGAGTTCGTCGCATCCATAGCGCACGGTAGGTGTGACAGAAAGTTTTTGCTATCCCGGCTGTGGTAAGCACTCCACTCAAAGCACCACGCCAAGTAAGCCCAAGGATTTTCCGCTTCCGTCCACTCTTGGTTAGAGCGGGGGTCTTTAGCGATCCGATGAGCAAGCGCGGTGTTCTCCTCTGCCCATTTTAGTCGGGCTTCAAAGGGGTCTTTGTCATTACCAAATGAGTTCGCGCCGTGAATGCCTAGCCACTTCAAATCATCGTCGGACTTTATAGCCACGCCGCGATGGAACTGCAACAACCCCCGGCAGTGGTCCGGTCCTTGGTATGTTAAGAAGGAAGGGATCTGATATACCCGTCCACGGAAATCAACACTGCACGGTAGAAACATACGCTGCCCTTCAAACTTACGAGCCAGCATCAGGATGCGAGTTATCAACACACGCTTGGACGCTTGTGCCTTATTCCACAGTGCCGTCTCCCTCACAAGGTCGCGCATCTCACTGAGCTTTTCTTTGTCCTCGACGTTCTTCGGGATGATGGGTAACGGGTCTTCAAACCGGGGCGGCAACCCGACACGCATATCTTTCTCCCAAGCCCACTCCAACGTCTCAAGCACCCGACTGTTGATTGCCCACGGCGTTTCCTGAATGTGGTTCACCGCTTCATACACCTCGGGCATCGGCGGGGCATCACGGAGTAAGCTACGGTCAGAGCATCTAATGAACGGAAGAACAGGTAAGGTGTCCTCCCGTTTAAACCCATACCCTCCCCCATAGACTGACTCCCACGGGATCGGAGAATCCACCATCGGAAGCCAGAAGGGTAGCAACACCTCGCGATGCTGGTCGTAGTCCTCGATCCACTTGCGAGTCTCGTCGGAGATTTCAACTAACCGCTGAGGCTTGTAATGCTTCCGAACACGGTGCGTTTTTTCCGTGAACTGGATCAGACCAGTGTGCGCGTGGATCAACTCCAGCATGAGCGAGCCGCACCCGATGCGACACCTGCGAGGCCAATCAACCCATCCAACATTCTCCTTCTGCGCCGTCTTGTGTAGGTAGCGAGTCTGCGTTGATTTCTTGGACAGCTTCTGAAAGCGACGCACCAACCGCGAACCGATTTCATGGTTACGAATAAGGAAGTCAGAGAGCAGCTGGTCTTCGATGTTACGACCGATCCGCGCGGCGAGGCTTACGAAGGCGACTGGCTCATGGAGTGAGTCCAATGCTTCCTTCAGAGCTAACAGCGTTAACGGCTTCAGCTTGTCGTGGGGGATGTCAACCATGTCCACCTGCCAGTGGGACTTGTTTTTAAATGCGGAGACTCTCTCCATCGTAGCGACTAACGCTTCCCACACTGGCTCAACTGCGTCCCGAAGAATACGCCGACCTGCGTGGGTGATTGATCCTTTGGACTTCTCAGCCTGTCGTCGGTAACGCTCGGCCCCCATGTCCAGCATCTCCGCGTTCAATTCACTCTGTGTCTTTTCCGTCATAAAAAAAGTAAAACGCTACGGTGTTCAATGAACCTGAAACACGTAAAGGCTGTTCGGAGTTCTCTTCCGAGTCTAGTCCGTAGCGAGTGAAGTAGATTCTAGCCGGGATAGCTGACTTCGCAAGCCCTTAATCTGTTTATTAAGATCAGCGCGCTTCGCCGCCAGCCGTTTCATCCGCAGACTTATGGTGTAGCTGTCGTCGCGTAGTGCTTTCATCGCTAAGGTAATGGTGCGCTTGTGTTCAGTGGTGTTCATAGTGCGTATGGTATATCTTTGAGATGTGGGAAGAAGGGACGAGCTTCGTCCTCCATCATCTGCGAGCCGTGTTCCCTCCAACGGTCAAGTTCCTTTTCGTGGTTCTTCCCCGGCACGGGAGTTACGTAAGCCTTCCAAGTCTGATCGCGACGCGCGCGCGCTATAATTAGGACTTGGTGGTGTATTGCTACGTAGCCTATTGTTCCCGACTGTGTTGTTTCAGTGTTCATAGTGTTATGTTTGGAGTGATCGGTAATCACAAGCTGTCGAAGCTCGTCGAGTATTCTGTTGGACTGGCTCATAGTGCTAGTTTGAATTTCGCGGTCATTGTTATTAAGTATTGGCTGCATTGGGGAAGCTCGCGGCTAATTCGGAAGGTCTGAGAACACCTCGCAGGACTCGCCGCAGGAGCCTCCTACGTCCATATCTGAATCGAACTCAACGTAGTTATGGTCGCTGAATGGCTCAAATGGAAGTTTCGATAGTTCAAGCAAATCCAACCCAGACTTATTCTCTCTAAAGAACGTCCTCTTCCTGACTTCCTCTCCCCCGTCCCGACGCTTTCCAGCGACCAGAGCATACTCCCGTTCCATCCTAAGAGGGAAGTCAAAAAACTCAGGGTGATCAACAAAAAGTGTTAATAGCTTTCTTTTGCTTTTTTTCCAGCACCACTTACAATTTCCCAGATGAGAAGGTATGTTTAGATTAAACGATTGCTCTGCCCAGAAATCGATTACATCTTTGTTTGTCACCTGCGCGTCCACACAAGGATAGAACACGTTTCTCGTCACCATAGATGTCAAGGACACTCGGTCCATCTCATCATATCGGATGCCAACAGCCCACGAGACATCTCCTTTGTGCCATCCCGTGCTGTTTACGAACTTTTGTAACGGAGCCAGCTTCGTCTCCCGAGTGCAGTGGTTGTAAGACTTGTTCGGTATTCCGTATTTTTTGATCACATCCTCAAACGGTCTGCCGTCACGCGACGCTGACTCAAAGTCAACAACTCGGAAGGTCGTTCCTACGCCTTTCTCTGGGATGACTTCTGCCTCAAGCCATACGACATCCAAATCGAACGCTTTATCGCATCGGTCCACGAACTTTAACGTCTCTTCATGCTCCTCCCCGGTATTGGCGAACGTCACAACGACCTCGTATTCTGGATCATCACGAAATCTATCCATGAGCATCTTCGTCATATACGCAGATGTCTTCCCCCCGCTGAACGAGATAGCTATCTTTTTCTTCAGCGGGAATCTCCCCACAGGGAACACGAATTTCTTCGTCTCTCCCGTAGGATTATATCCACGTGTTTGGACCGTCTCTGATAAATCTAGCTTATACTGCATCTTCTCTGATGGTAATCAATTTGGTCTTAGTCCCGTCAGTCAGCAATATCGACCGCTGGTAACACTTCGTTAAGAGTTGCTCGGCAAGGCTCGCCGCTCGCTCCCAGACCTCTGAAGGATTCCGAGGGTAGCGAGGATAGCTTATGAGGCCAATCTTCGCTCCTTGTTCTTCCCCTCCTGTGTAAATAAATAACGTAGGCTCGACAGTCACGCAAAGGCCTTCAAGGGAACACTCCGCACGGCACACGTTTTTAATCTCTTCTATGGGACCGCTGGAGTGTATGCTTACGCTGTAAGCTGCCTCTGTCTGCGGGATGAGTTCGCAACTCATAGCATGGTGTCCTCCCTGATGATTTCAATCTGACGGGTCAGGTTCCTTATTCGCGCAACACTCTGCGCTGCGAAGGATACTCCCATCAAGGTAATGCCGATGGCGATGACTGCCGGGAATGCGTAATGCAACTCGCGCTGGACGCTAACCACAGCCGCAAGGGAGATGACCGCGAAGACAACAACGACGCAGAGCGAGATGCTTAGTTGTCGCCTCTCTTGATTTCTGTCCTCTTCTAGTCCGTTAAGAGCCTCGATATGAGCAGTGGTGCGTGTCATCGTGCAACGCTCCCTTCCATGTGCGCCTTCCGGTCCCGCATTTGCTGGTCCGCGAGATCCTCCTGTGCAGAGGAGATGGCGCAGGTCCAACAAGCTCCAGTCTCGGTGAATCCCGCAGCGTCATAGGCAATATCTTTTAGCTCCTCGTAGTCGCTCCCGTCGTCATTCGCTTTCACCGCGACAGTGATCCACTCCCCGCAGGTGCAGGTGACCGTGATGTCAACAGTCCCTTGGATGATGATACCGTCGCTGATGTAGGGCCGAGCAAGTGGGCCGGGTTTCGTTTTGTGCGTGTCTTGTTTCATTTTGTGTGTGTGTCTTGTTTGTTTATCCAAAGGCTCTGTCCTGACAATGCTGGCAGAGACCGCTAACGTGAAACTCTTTAAGGCTCAGTTCATCATTGAAGGAATCCAACGTCACCTTAGCCCCGCAAAAGGAGCAGAGCTTGTTGGTTATCGCCTTCCTTCGGTCGATCCCTGTGAGGGCGGTTATAGTAGCGTCCATCGCTGCCGTCTTCTTGCTAGGCTGCGGTCTCCACTGCGCGTTCTCTTCTTTTTCTTTCATTGTGTGTTTGTTGTTTGTGTTTATCGGTCTGTAAATGTTAGATTCTCGCGGATGGTGGTCATGGGAAAACCCCAACACACCAGCGCAGGAATTAGTAGTTCGTCCACGACTTCCGAGAGGTTTAGATGATCAGAGTCAAACGCAATGG